TTATTTAAAAAGTGTTCAAGAAGGAATGAAACAAGGGCTTAACCATGTAAAAGAACCTGAATATACAACTTATTCAAGTCAAGAGTCTGTATGGTTTATTAGCAAAGGTATTAACAGTGATACTACCTATCAAAAATTAGTACCTGGAATTAATTGCCTTGTCTGATCACACTATTTATTATGTTCAAAAAGAACTAAAGCTTTTAAAGGGAGATTTAATGAATTCCTTGACACAAGGGGTTGAAAAAATTGAAGATTACAAGTATATTCTAGGAAAGATACATATGCTTGACATATGCCAACAGGAAATTTCTCGACTGCTGGAAAAAGAGGAGACATTTGATGACTAATACTACTGATACTATAACTACTACTACTGACACTAAATCCTTTACAATACCTAAAGAAGTAAAGGAAAAGTTCGAAAATCCCGAACAATTTCTAAGAACTAATTTAACAGAAATGCAGAAATTACCTCAACCAACTGGTTGGAGGATTCTTGTTTTACCTTTTAAAGCAAAGCAGAAAACTAAAGGAGGGATTCTATTGACTGATAAAGCAGTAGAAGACTCACAACTAACTACAACTGTTGCTATGGTTTTAGCGACAGGTCCTGATGCTTATAAAGATGAAAATAAATTCCCAAGTGGCTCTTGGTGTAAGCAAGGCGACTGGGTCGTCTTTGGAAGATATTCAGGTTCAAGACTAAGAATAGAAGGTGGGGAAGTAAGGATATTAAATGATGACGAAATACTAGGCACCATTGAAAATCCAGAGGATATTTTATCAACCGTATAACATGGGAGGTTAAACCATGCAAGAGGCACAAATAAACACTGCCAGAGACGAAAAAATGGTAGAGATGGATACTTCAGGTGATGATGTTGAAATAATATTAGATTCAAAAGAAAATAATGTTATTCAATCAGATCCTTATGAAGCTGTCAAAACAAACGAAGTAGAACCTTTATCACCTAGGGTAGAAGAGGAACCAGCTCAACAAAAAGAAGAGCTAGAAGACTATTCAACTGGTGTTAAAAAAAGAATTGATAAGCTAACTTTTAAATTAAGAGAAGCCGAAAGAGAAAGACAGGCTGCTCTTGATTATGCAACAAATGTGCAAAGGGAATTATCAGATAGCAAAAGAAAATACATTGACGTAGACAAAGGTTATATGTCTGAAAGTGAAGTTAGAAACAAAATGGCTTCTGATTTGGCTAGACAAAATCTTATTCAAGCTAGAGAAAATGGAGACTTCAATAAAGAAGAAGAGGCTCGTCAATCTTTAACAAAATTAGATTTAGAATCTGAAAGAATCAGAGTTACTAAAACTAAAAAAGAACGTGAATACGAGGAAACTTCAAAAGAACTTGATATGCAACAAGCGCAATATCAAGCTGCTATGCAACAGCAACAGCAACAACCTCGTCCTTCACAAAAAGCTATCTCATGGGCTGAAAGGAACTCTTGGTTCAATTCTGACCCTGATAAGACCGATTTAGCCAAAAGAGTACATCGTGGTTTAGTAGCAGAAGGATTTGACACTGAATCAGATGAGTACTATGATGAATTAACTAAAAGAGTTAGTGATAAGTTTCCGTCAGCAATAGCTGAGGATCAGGCGACTAGAAGAGGCACTTACGTCCAACCCGTTTCTTCTGCAACAAGGTCTGCAACCACTGGACGCAACAAATCTGTCAGGTTATCTCCTAGTCAGGTAAAAATAGCGAAAAAGCTAGGGGTTCCCTTAACTGAGTACGCTAAATATGTATAGGAGTGAAAAATGACAGAAGATAGTAAAATGAAAACACCAAGAAGTGCACAAACAAGGGAAACTGAAGCTTCACTGAAGCCTTGGTCTCCACCATCACAATTAGATGCTCCGCCGTGCCCTAATGGATTTAGGCAACGTTGGATAAGGGAACGTATTAATGGAATCGATGATTCTAAAAATATTAATGCGAAATTACGTGAAGGATGGGAATTAGTGAGAGCAGATGCTTACCCTGATTCCGCATACAGCGTATACACCGGATCCAGCCCAACCTTTAAGGGTGTCATTAGTGTAGGCGACTTGCTATTAGCAAGAATGCCCGAAGTAACTGCAAAGCAAAGAGATGCTTATTTTAAGAAAAAGACTTCAGATCAAACTGAGGCTTGGGAAACAGATGCTTTGAGAGATCAACACCCATCAATGCCTATGAATGTCGATAGGCAGAACAATGTGACTTTAGGCGGCAACAGAAATAAAAAATCTGATAACTAAAGTTTAAACTAAAGGAGTAAGAACATGGCAAATATGAGTGGAAACTTCGGTCTTCGCGCTATTCAGCAAATGGGTTCTGCGTACAATTCAAGTGGTACAAATGAATACGCAATTGCTAATGGCGAAGGCTCTGCTTTATTTCAAGGCGATCCCGTTACCCTAGTGGCTAACGGTAATATCGATATTGGTTCTACTGCTGGTGCAGAACTTATTGGCGTTTTTAATGGTTGTTTTTATACTGATCCAACTACACAAAAGCCGACTTGGATGAATTATTATCCAGGTAGCATCGCAGCAGATGATATCATAGCATACGTCTTTGATGACCCAAACAAGCAGTTTGAGGTCAAAATTGACGATACAAATGGCGGTCAAGCACAAGTAGGATCTAATGCTAACATTGCAACATATTCAGCGGGAAGTACCATTAATGGTATCTCGAATGTTGCTTTAGATGGTGGTAGTTTTACTACAAATGCAGCCGCTAATTTAAGGGTTGTAAGACTTTCCAAGGATGTTGAAAATAGCGACTACACAGCCGCTAATGCAAGCATTGTTGTTAAGATTAACTTACATGCCTTATCAGATACAACAGGAATATAGGAGGTTAAACTATGGCTATATCAAGAAGTCAACTCGTTAAAGAGTTAGAGCCCGGTTTGAATGCACTATTCGGCCTGGAGTACGCACGTTATGACAACCAAGCAGCACAAATTTTTGAAACAGAATCTTCTGATCGTGCATTCGAAGAAGAAGTAATGTTATCAGGATTTGCTAATGCTAGAGTAAAGCCTGAAGGTAGCTCAATCGTTTACGATTCAGCAAATGAAACCTTCACTGCTCGTTACACACATGAAACAATCGCACTTGCGTTTGCAGTAACAGAAGAAGCTGTCGAAGATAATCTTTATGACAGAATCTCAGCTCGTTACACAAAAGCACTTGCTCGTTCCATGGCAAACACCAAACAGGTGAAAGGCGCAAACGTTTTAAACAACGGTTTTGACAACGCTTTCGCTGGTGGTGACGGTGTGGCTTTATTGTCAACAGCACATCCAACAGTTGGTGGAGGACCGCTTAGAAATGAGCTATCAACTCCAGCTGACTTGAATGAAGTATCTTTAGAGCAATCATTGATTGATATCTCAGCTTTCATCGACGAAAGAGGACTATTAATTGCTGCTCAAGGAAGAAAACTTATTATTCCACCAGCATTACAGTTTGTCGCTGACAGATTAATGGAATCAGCTTTAAGAGTTGGTACCGCTGACAATGACATTAATGCTATTAAGAATATGGGTATGATTCCTGAAGGTTATGTAGTGAATAACTACTTAACTGACACAGATGCTTTCTTCATCAAAACAGACGTTCCTAACGGTTTCAAACACTTTGTAAGAAGCCCAATTAGAACTTCTATGGAAGGTGATTTTGACACTGGAAATGTTAGATATAAAGCGAGAGAGAGATATTCTTTTGGATTCTCAGATCCTCGTTGTGTATTTGGCTCACCAGGTGCATAAGCGTAATCATATATTATTTATTAAAGGGCGCTTTACTGCGCCCTTTTTTTATTCTATAACTTAAACTACAAGCATTAACACTTAGATACATACACTGAGCTTGTCAGACGGTATAGAGACTATGTATCGAAAGGTCTATACAACCAAGGAGGTTTAATATGGCTACAACTAACTTTTCCGGCCCAATAACAGCTGGTCAAATAAGAAACACAACAGGAACTACACTTGGTGACAATATGAAAAACGTAGGTTTTGTATCAATGGCTCAATCAGTAAAGGTTGATATCACTGATGCTACACACACAAGTCAAGTTTGTGCAATAATTCCAGCAAACTCACAAATCACAGATGTTATTCTTAACGTAACTACAGCTAACGATGACACAACAGCATCTACTGTTTCTGTAGGGACAGTAGCTGACGCTGATGCATTTATTAATGCACAAAGTGTTCAAGCATTAGGAACTTTTCATGGTACTTTAGATACAGAAGCAACTAATGTAGGTGCAACTGATATTCAAGTATTTGCAGATTTCACAGCTACTGATGGCGATGGAACTGCGGGTGTAGGTACAGTTACTGTTTTATACATACAGAATAACTCTATTCAAGACGCAGTAGATCTATAAATATATAAACTCTGTGAGAGAGAGTAATGTCTCTCTCACCATGATAGGAGAACAATAAAATGGCAAATACAATAACAGGTCCAGCAATTCAATTTCAAGGTGACCGAAAATTAATTAACACATGCTTTGTCTCAGCTGACGGAGGAAATGCAAATACTATTATTTTAGTGGATGTTTCAACACTTACACCTAGTGGAGGAAATAGTTGCACTCGAGTAGCCTTAAACAAAATATGGTATCAAGGCGCTGGAGCAGCAAATTCTTCCGCAACTATAACTTGGGATGCTACCACAGATGTTCCTTTTCTTTCTTTAAACTATGATAATAACTTTGATTTTTCTAGTTTTGGAGCACTTCAAAATACAAAAGCCGCAGGTTATTCAGGAGATGTTATCCTAGAAATTCCAGCTACAAGTGTCGCGGGCCAAGAGTACGTGGTTTGGTGCGAATGGATTAAGTATTACGATTAAATATGGAAATAAAAACTTCCGTTAAATCTGGTAATTTCCGCCCTACTAAATCAGGGGCGGGGATGACTACTAAAGGAGTTAAAGCTTATAGAAAAGCAAACCCTGGATCTAAATTAAAAACGGCTGTTACAGGTAAAGTTAAACCTGGATCTAAAGCTGCCAAAAGACGTAAATCTTATTGTGCAAGGAGCGCTGGTCAAATGAAACAATTCCCTAAAGCAGCAGCTAACCCGAAGTCTAGACTTAGACAAGCTAGAAAAAGATGGAAGTGTTAAAAAATGAACTTTAAATACATAGCGGGTATTCCAGTTATTATATCTATATTAGTAGCTATTTATTCAGGTATCAATTACGCATCCAAACTTACTAATATTATTGACGACAATGAAAAACAGATCATGATGTTAAAAAAAGATGTTAGTGATAATAGTAAAAAATATTCAGAAGCCAGGGAAGAGATGTTTCGTGAACTAACACAATTAAATAATTGGTTAGGTAGAGTTGAAGCAACTGCAAAAACTGTTGAGAAACTTATTTATGAAACAGCATCAAGAGCAGAACTAGAAGCTCTTAATAATTCTTATTACAAACTTAATGATAGTATTCGTCAGATAGAGTACGATATTAAATCTCTTAAAGATGGCGGGTACTAATGCAAGTTGACCTTAATATTAAAACCTTAGTTTTAATAGGTACAATTCTGTCAGCGCTGATAGGTAATGTTTTTATAGTTGGCAAGGTTCATTCAGACTTTGAGATTATTAAAACTAAAGTGATGTCATTAGAAGAATCACAAAACATATTAAAAATTAAACAAGAAGTATTAGAACTAGGTTATAAGATTAAAAGTATTAAACTTCAAATAGATCCTGAATATAGGACTCTCTGTCAGAAAGACATGAGCAATATTGTCTGCCAATGAAATCATTACTAGTTATTTGGATAATTATATTATCAATATTGATAGTTCCTTTTGCTTTTGCACAAAACGAATACCTTAATGGTGGTCAGCATTGTAATAATCATAGTTTAGAGCCTTATATGGAATATAGATTGAATGAACAACTTTATGATAATTCTAGTGGTAATAATAGTAGAGGTAATAATGGAATGATAGGGATGCGTTATAACTACAGCTTTGGAGGTACTTGTACCTCAGAATACAAAAGTATTATGCTTGAAAATGAAAAACTTAAACAAGAGTTAGAAATGTTAAAAGTATGTTCTAGATATAAAGACCTAGAATTAGGTAAAGAGTTTGAAACAGTAAGAAAAAAATGTCAGGGAGTTAATAAAAAACCTCTCAGTGAATCAACAAATAAATGATAGGATAATGCCATGAAAATAGAACTCAAACATTTAATTTCATTTTTACCTTTGGTCTTAGCTTGTGGTTTTTTATATGGAACTTTTACAACTAAGATAGAGGCACTTGAAAGTAAGGTTGAGACTATGGAGGGTATAAGGACTGACGTCGCTATTATTAAAGAAAAAATAATGTGGATGGAAGATTTTATGCTTAAAACCTATCAAGGTGATTATAAATTATAAGGAGATAATGTTATGATGAATACTATATGGAAATGGATACTTGCATCACTATTAATAGGGGCTTTGGCTGCTATGAAAGTGATTAGATATGTATCACTGATGATCGACAAAGGATGGCACATTTGGCTAGAATTAGTTGAAGATACTACTAAAACTTTACAGGACTGGTGGCCTTTTAAATGACCCAACCTGGATTATACGCAAACATTCATGCAAAACGCAAAAGAATTAAAGCGGGTAGTAATGAAAAAATGAGAAAACCAGGAAGCCCAGGAGCTCCAACAGATAACAACTTTAAAAAAGCAGCTAAGACTACTAAAAAAAAGAAATCTTAGTGTCAAGAAAAAAACAAGCCGAAAAGATAAAAGAAGATGTCATTCAATGGTCTAAACAAGTTCTAGAACCTATGAATAAACATTTAGGTTTTCCAGCCTGTCCTTTCGCTGCTAAATGGCGAAAGGCGGGTAAGGTACGAATTGAAGTTCGTATGGATAAAACTAAATATGAAAAACATTTGACCGATACCCTTAAATCCTGGAATAAAAAACAACACGATATTATTATCTTTTGTGATCCTTTTTATGATCAATTTACCCCCGAACAATTTCAAGATAAAATAGATTTTTACAATAAATTCTACAACAAAAAAGATGTTTACTTTATGGGATTTCACCCTTCAAACCCAGCGACTACAGAAGATCAAGCTTTTTTAGTTGATCCTACTGATGCAAAAGTTGAGCACAGCGGCTTAGAATATTCCATGATGCTTGTTCAAAAATTCAAGCAACTCTATGAAGCAAGTTGCAAACTACATAAGATAGGTTATTATGACAAGTGGCCAAAGGAGTATTATGATGATGTGGTATTAACCAGGCAGAATTTGTATAAAAAAATATTTAAAAAGGAGTAGTATTATGATGAAAAAGAAACAAGTTATCAAAAAAAGAGGCGGCGGAGCTATGACACCTATGGCAATGAGAAGAGGCGGCGGAGCTAAAAATACTCGACGTATGAACGATCTCGAAGAACTAGGTCGCGTTGATGCAGAAAGAGCAAGAACTTCAAAAGGTAAAAAAAATCTTACAGCTGAAAAAAATAGAATTATTTTTGGACTAGCTAAGCAAAGAAAACCTAAAGGTAGACTAAATGTTGATGATATCACAAGAGCTACTAACACATCGACCCAAAGAAGAAGTGAGTTAAGTGGAAGGTCTAAAGACCAAATGTTAGAGAAAGCTTATAACCTGGCTAAGAAAATAAAACCTACAGGTAGACTAAGTCTTGATGACCTCAAAAGAGCTATGAAGAATCTCAAAAAATAATGACAACCTCGGGTACTCACACTTTTAATATGACGTTTGATAAGATCATCAATCGTGCTTTTGCACGATGTGGTCGATCACTTCGTACAGGTTATGATTTAACCTCTGCTCGTGATAATTTAAACTTATTATTTTCCGAGTGGAGTAACCGAGGCATTCATCTTTGGAGAGTTAAAAATGCTACTACCAATTTAGTTTCTAACACTACCACTTACACAATACCTACTGATGGATATGATATTTTAGAAGCTGTTTTTAGAAAAGGAAGTACAGCTAATACCACATCCCAATCTGATACAACCATGACTCAAATTTCTAGATCGCAATATGAAGCCATTCCAAATAAATTAGAAACAGGTACACCTAGTCAGTATTATGTAAGAAGAAACTTATCTAATGTAGAGATTAATTTATATTTAACTCCTAATACAACGGATGATCAAATAAATTATTTCTATGTAGCTCGTATCGAAGACGTAGGTCAATATACAAATACACCCGACGCTCCTTATAGATTTTTACCAGCCACTGTTTCAGGACTAGCTTACTATATGGCACAGGAGATAGCTCCTGAAAGAGCCGATATATTAGAAAGAAGATATGAACAGGAGTTAAACAGAGCGTTGATTGAGGATAGTCAATCAACATCCATAAATCTTACTCCTATGAATAACTATCCTTTTGGAGGTTAAATGACTTTTGCATCAGGAACATATGCCTTAGCAATATGTGATATATGTGGAATGCAATATCCATATAAGAATTTACGAGTACAATGGAATGGTATTTTTGCTTGTACTGAATGTTGGTCCCCAAAAGAACCTCAACTAAATCCTCCTTATCATGCCGCTGATCCTCAAGCACTTTGGAATCCAAGACCTGAATCAAATAAAATATTAGAAGCACAATTACCCGTTGGTCCTAACGAAGCTAACACTTCTACTTTTGGACAACCTATGCCTTTAACTGTTTATGTTGGAGATCCGGGGATGTCTGCTTTTCTAACAACCGTACAGGGGACTTCTCCTGAAGATGGTTCTGATCCTACAAATTCATCTAATATGTTCCCGCAAACTCCTCAACAAAAATTGACTATTAGCTCACGGATTGGTACAGTAACAGTGGTGATATCATGAATTATTCTGAACTATTAGATACTGTAAGAAGTTACACAGAAGTAGATAGCAATGTTTTATCTAACACAATTCTTAATGTTTTTCTTGTAAATGCTGAGAATGAAATATCTCGCATGCTATCTAGTGATTCTCAAAGAAGATATGCTACTACGACCACTGCAGCTAATAATGCTTTTTTAGATATATCAGGTCCTGAAGGTGGTTTGAGATATGTAAGAGGATTACAATTTATAGATGCCAATAATAATATAACATGGTTAGAACAGAGGGATGCTACCTTCATGGACGAATACTCCGTTCAACGTTCAACAACAGATGCAGATTTTACAGGAATACCTTCTTACTGGGCCACATGGGATGCAACACATCTTATGTTAGCTCCTACACCTGATGGAATCTATACAATTGAAATGTGGTATGATGAGACTCCAGAAAGATTAGGAAATGGTTCAGGAACGACAAGCACTACAACTTTTGTGTCTAATACAGCTCCTGAAGTTTTATTATTTAAATGTGTAGCTGAAGCATATTCCTACTTGAAAAATCCTACAGATATGCAAATATACGATCAGAAGTTTCAAATTGCTGTAACGGCTTACGCTAATGAGCAGATGGGACTAAAACGCAGAGATGAGTACACGGATGGAGTTTTACGAATTCCGTTAAAATCGGCAAACCCAAATGGAGGGAATTAAACATGGCAATTAACCAAGCAGTTTGTGCTACATTTAAAGAACAGGTCCTTTTAGGGGAGCATGATATAGTTGATAACACTATTAACCTTGCACTCTATACAGCCTCTGCAACTTTAGACGCAAACACAACAGCATATTCAGCGACCAACGAAGTTGGAAACTCAGGAACATACGCAGCTGGCGGTGGTACTTTAGCAAGTGCAACTGTAGGCTTAACAAAAACTAATGCGACAGCGTCAACAGCTTTTGTTGATTTTGCAAATTTAAGTTTTACTTCTGCAACTATTTCAGCACAAGCAGCTTTAATTTATAATACAAGCTCAAGTAACACAAATGCAGCTGTAGCAGTTTTAGATTTTGGCGGAGTTAAAACTTCTACTAATGGAACATTTACAATTGCATTTCCAACAAACGATGCATCAAGTGCTATATTGAGACTATCCTAGTCTAGGAGGTCTCCATGGCAGATTTACAAGGTTGGAGTAGAGAAACCTGGGGCTCAGGTTCTTTCGGTGAAGAAGCGCCCGTCAATGCTACAGGTGTCGAATTCAGCACGAGTACTGGAGCACTAAGTCAGATTTCTGACGTTGTAATAGTCTGCACACCCGTTACTTTATCTTTAGCTATAGGAGACTATATCGCTGAGGGTGTAAATATTTTTCCGCTTACAGGCGTTCAATCAAACACATTTTTAGGCACACCTACTGTTGAAGAAGGTCACGGCATTGAAGTAACAAGCTTGGCTATGACTTTTACCGAAGGGGAAGAAGCTAGTTCGGGATCAGTGGACGCTGGTTGGGGAAGATCCACCTGGGGTTCTTTTGCGTGGGATAATAATATAGAAATTTTTGCGAACGTCACAGGCGTTCAAATGGTTTCCTCTTTAGCAGACGTAACTGTTTCAGTAGGAACAGGAGTTATTGTCTCTGCAACAGGACTTCAAATTAATTCAACTTTAGATTCTGTTACTCTTGAAACAGATCAAATCATAGAACCTAATTCTTTAAGTATCGGCGTTGCTTTATCAGGAGCGACTGTTTCTGCTGAAGGAAGTGTAGCCGTCATTGCACCAACAGATCAAATGGATTTTCAGTTAGGCACTGTTCTAGCTGAAGCTCAAAGTATTGTTGATCTAAACCCTGTTGTAATCAATACAAGTCTAGGGTCCGTAGATATAGAGATTATTTCCGTTATTGAACCAACCGCTGTTACGTTAACTACTACTTTAGATAATGTCACTGTTATTGAAGGAACAGGAATCGTTGTCTCTGCAACAGGAATAGGAATGACCTTTAGTGAGGCTTCTATATCTCCTACAGGCGATGCTTTAGTTTTCCCAACTTCATTGACTATGACCTTATCCTTAGCTAATATATATTCAACTCCATGGGCAAATGTAAATACCAATTCAAACAATACTTGGACAGGGGTAGATACTGCTACGATAGCTGCGTAAAATGTTAAACTCTAATATTAATTATATTAAACTTGAAAATAAAAGCATAATTAAAAAAGCAAGTAATATTTTTGCTTATTGTAAAGATGTAAGGTTCTTAGTAAAAGATTCTGTTGTTACAAAAAATGCAAATAGAACTTTAAATTTTTTAGATATTAAACATCCTTATATAGAATCTTTAGTTAAAGATTTAAAAGAAGAATTTTGTTATAATCCTGAAGATAAACAGTTAAAGCTTTTAAAAAATTTTCCCTATTCTATTTCTTACATACATGTCATAGAATTTTTAGAGGAAGGGTATGAATTAATTCACACTAATGAGGCAACAGAAGATTTGACTATAGTAATAGGTTTAAATAAATGGAAGCCAGGAAATACTTTTCAACTAAGTTTTAAAAAGCAAAGTGTTAAATATCCTTTTCAATTTGAGGAAGGTTTTGCAGTTTTATTTAATTCATCTACCGCAAGAGAAGTTTTAAAAGCAAAGGCTCCAGGAGATAAAATGCTAGTAATATCACTTGTAAAAGATTTATCACTTGTAAAAGGATTAAAATAATTGAATACATTTAAAGTTTATCAAAATTATTTATCTAGTTCTTTTTTTGGAGAATTACAAAACTTATTGTTGGGTCCTAATTTTCCTTGGTACTATAATCAAAAAATAACAGGTAACGAACAGTCTACTACTACTGGTCAAGATTTTATGTTTACACACAGTTTAATACACAAAGGAGTTGTAAATAGTGATTGGGGAGAAGTTATTGCCAAAGCCTTGATGGAAAAGGTAAGCTATGATAAAATTATTAGAGCTAAGATCAACTGTTATTCTTCTACTCAAGAACTCATTAAACACGATTTTCATGTGGATAGTGAAGAATCAATTAAAGTAGGTTTATTTTACTTAAATACTAATAATGGTTACACAGAATTTGAAAATAATCAAAAAGTCGAATCAAAAGAAAATCAAATGTTATTCTTTGACGGAAAGCATTTACACAGAAGTACAAATTGTACAGATGAAAAAGTAAGGATTACGATTAATATTAATTACACCTAAAATTAATTCTATGAAACAAGAATTTAATGATATAGTTACAGGTTTAAGGGCAAAAAGAAGTCTCGAGGAACAAGATGGTACATAAAATAACATATTTACAAATAAACAAAAATTTAGTAGATTTTGGAGAGGTTTAAAAAATGGCATCAACATATTCAGATAGTTTAAAACTAGAACTCATGGAAACAGGCGCTAATGCGGCTACATGGGGAACAAATACAAATACAAATTTAGAAGTCCTTGACGCTTTTGCTCAAGGTTACGTATCAAAATCAGTAGCGGGTTCTACTGATGTTACATTAACTACAGGTAATGCAGATCCTGACGCTGAATCAGCAAATAAAGTTATTGAACTTACAGGCGCTTTAACAGGTGCTATTTCCGTTTTAATTCCAGCTGTTACAGGTGGAAGTGAATATCTTATTTATAACAATACATCAGGAGCTTATGCTCTTACGATCGCAGCAACAGGGCACGTAGCTAATGGTGTTGTAGTTACTCAAGGAGCTTACTCAAGAGTTTATTGTGATGGCACTCCTAATTTTAATGT